ATTTGTTGGTAGGTTTGGATTAGAGATTAGAGAACAAGTAACTTTTTCTGTTGCAAGACGTACTTGGGCAGGAACTGGTTTATCTAACAGACCACTTGAAGGAGATTTAATTTGGTTTGATATGACAAAAAAGTTATTTGAAATCCAATTTGTGGAACATCAAGCCGTTTTCTATCAAGCAGGAAAACTTCCAGTTTATGATTTAAATTGTGAATTGTTTGAATATAGTTCTGAAGATATTGATACAGGTGTTACTGCAATAGATGCAGTGGAAGTTGAAAACGCATATTCAGTAGAATATCCATTTTCGGGTAATTCAGGGATTTTTACAACAAACGAAACTATTACTGGTTCTAATTCATATGCAACTGGAGAAATATTACAAATTCAAACTCTTACATCCGGGAATATTTTAAGAGTTACGAATATCGTTGGTACTTTTAGTGCAACTGAAACAATTACAGGCAGTACTTCAGGAGTAACAGCAACATTAGGTGCCACATCAACAGAATTTGCTGGTGATGCAACTGCTAATAATCAGACAATACAAACAGTTGCTGATGGTATTATAGACTTTAGTGAAGGAAATCCATTTAGTGAAGGAAGTTTTTAATGTTAGGACAATATTGGTATCACGGATTAACAAGAAAATATGTCTCAATTTTCGGAACGATTTTTAACGATATTTATGTATTGCGTAAAAATAGTTCTGGAAATGTTGTCGAAACTTTAAAAGTTCCTTTAGCATATGGACCTAAACAAAAGTTTATGACCAGAATAACAGGTGATGCTAATCTAGACAAAAAGGTGGGGATGCAGTTGCCGAGGATGGGTTTCGAAATGACTTCCATGTCATACAGTCCCGAGAGAATGCTGCATCCCCTTAACCAAAATAAGGCTATGTGGAAAGGACAGATAGGGGTTGTTAGAAGTCCAGTTCCATATGATTATGCTTTTACATTGTCTTGTTTTGTAAAGAACGCGGATGATGGAACACAAATAGTTGAACAAATATTACCATTTTTTAGTCCGGATTTTACAGTAACTATAAATGCTATTCCAACAATGGGAATTAAAATAGATCTTCCTATTGTTTTAAATGGTGTTAATTTAGAAGATTCATATGAAGGTGATTATCAATCCCGAAGAGCAATAGTTTGGACTTTAGATTTTACAATTAAAGGTTATTTGTATCCAAACATTAAAGGTAAAGGTTTTGGTGACGGCAGTGATAACGTACCAACAGGTTTAATACGTACATCAATTATTAACTTTCATATATTACCACATAGAGATCCAGATTCAATAGATATTGATAGAATTTTATTAGAATCAGATACTGGTTTTGGAAGAGGTAGGGATGAATTATTAAATGAAGATAATTCTAAATTTATGTTAGAATCAACAAGAACAGATATCAATGCAGCATTAGTAAAGTCAAGATATACAACTACGGTTGGTCCTGAATTGAATCCAGGAGATGATGATTACGAACCAACAGAAACAAGGGATTTCTTTGCAGAAGGACTTGAATGGGATCCAGCAACCGGCATTGATACATATGGTGGTACATTAGATATAAATGCATTCGGTAATACAAATGAGTAAAGATAAAATGGAAAATTATAAAGTGATTGATAAACAGGTTGATCCAAAATCAGTAGATGTAAAATTAGATGAGGTATTTGAAATTGCACCGATGCCCCAGAATCAACCTGTTAAATATAAGACACCTGATAAAACACATGATGATACAGATACTGATTTTCAGTATGCACGTGAAAATATATACAGTATAATAGAAAGAGGGTCTGACGCCATGGAAGGCTTACTTGAAGTTGCTAGGGAAACAGAACATCCTAGAGCATATGAAGTAGTAGGTCAGTTTATTGATAAGTTAACAAATGCTAGCAAAGAATTAATGGGCTTACATAAAACAAAAAAAGGTATGTCGGATGAAGTATTAGGATCTCCTCAAAATGTCACAAATGCACTATTTGTAGGAAGTACAGCTGATCTTCAGAAGTTACTGAAACAAAAATCCAAGGAGATTTGATGGATTCACTTTTTAGTGCAGTCAATTTGACAATGTTTGGAATTATATTATTCTCTTCGTTGTTCATATTTTTATTCAATTATAGACACGATAATAAAGACAAGTATCAAAAAAATATTGCTTTAATATTATTTGATCTTTTTATTAATATGGGCATGTCTGTTACCGGTTATATTTTAATATGGCTGGTATTTGAAAACGTTCCTCAATTAGCTTCATATAATACATATAAATTTCCAATAGGATATTTATTTGGACTAACTTCTAATATAAGTATTCCAATTGTATTAAAGTGGTTTACATCAGAAATCACTAAAAAGCTAAAAGATGTATCAAAAGAAAGGACTGATTGATGGCACTCTCACCTAGAAAAACTACCGCCTCAAAAAAAGTTGCAGATCAAAATGTAGATGTGATGGAAATTGAACCGGTAAAAGCAATAGAAATAGAAACAAAAAATTTAGTGGCATCAAGTAGAATATGGATATACACTATAATTGGAATGTTAGCATATTTAATTTTTATAATTATTCCAGATATAAATGAAAAAGTAATATGGATGGAAAAAGATCTTAATTCTGTATTAGTACAATCAGAAAGATTTAAAAAAGCAACTAGAGTATTTGCTAAAGATAATCAATGTTCATCATGTCATTTAAGTCCTGATTATTTACTTCATAATTTACTTACCAAGTATCCTAGTTTTTCTGATATTAAAGCATATATGTTGGTTGGTCACCAGAGATATTATACAATGGCAACTCCGATAGCAGATGATGAACTTCTAACAATATATCGAGCCCTGCAATGATATTATTTGGCAAAGTATTTGCATCTATATTATTTTTTTTAATAATGTCGGTTTCCGGAAAAGCAGCAACATCACTTCCTGATGGTATTAAAGGTGAAATTTCTTTACCAGAATATAAACCAGGATATGGCGATACATTTAAAAGAATAAAAAAACGCGGTTATGTAATATGTGGCGGTAAGGATACCTTTCCCGGTTTTGGGGAAGAGATTTGGAATCCGGAATCAGGTCGCTTAGAATTTATAGGTTTTGATATTGACATTTGTCGAGCTGTTGCAGCCGCAGTATTTCTTGACAAAACGGCCGTTGAAATTGAAGTAGTGGATGGGAATACTAGATTTAGTTATTTAATTGATGGAACTATAGATTTGTTATCTGCTAATACAACATATACCTATACTAGAAATGTCCTTAAAAAATTAGAATTTCTACCCACCACTTATTATGATGGTCAAGGGTTTATTGTTCGAAAAACTCTTGGTGTATCTTCAGCAAAACAAATGATTGGCGCAAGAATATGTTATAGTACACATGGGACAGCTGCAAAAAATATTAAAGATTTTTTTAAAAAACATTTTCTTCATTATATTCCTGTTGAAGTACCAGTAGGTGATAAACCTAAAGATTATTACATAGATCGTAAATGTGATATGTATGGTACAGATCGTTCTGCATTAGCTTCTAATAGATTAAGTTTTAAACACCCAGAACACCATATAATTCTTCCGGAAATTATTTCAAAAGAACCTCTTGGTCCAGTAACAAAATATGGAGACCAGCAATGGTCTGATATTATTCGATGGACAATTTACGTTTTATTCGTAGCAGAAGAGTATGGGATCACTTCAAAAAATATTGATGATTTTAAAAATCATGTAGATCCAATGATTCAAAGATTTATGGGCGAAATAAATGGAGTTGACCATCCACATCTTGGAGCTAAGTTAGGATTACATTCAACTTGGGCATATGAAGTTATCAAACAAGTTGGTAATTATGCAGAAATTTATGAACGAAATGTAGGTAAAAATACTCCTCTTGCGTTATCACGAGGACTAAATAAATTGTATACAGAAGGTGGTTTATTATATGCACCTCCATTAAAATAGGGAAAAAATGTCCACTGAAGATGAAACCGTCTGTTTTCCGGAAGACAGAGCGGACTTCCGAAATTATGATAATATAAAACTACTTAAAGAAGTAGAAG